GTGATTGTGTGGACGTTCTGTGGATATGATCTCGCCGATGCGGCCATCTGGTTCGACCAGTCGGTGAGCATACATACCAGGGCGGCCAGCGAGGACGAGAACCTGCTTCCCGGTCGCGCCGGCGAGGGCGATCTGCTTTGCGTAGTCGTCGGGCAAGCTGCCCTTGACCTCGACGAAGACATCGAGGGTGAAAGAGAAAAAGTCGGGGATGTAGTAGAGGCCGGGGATACGGTTCTTACCACTGGTCGGCTCGGGTTCGAGCTCCCAGCCGAGCGTGTCGCCGACGATCCTCCACATCGCCTCGGTGATCGAGCGATACACGATGCCGTTCAATTCGACGGCAACCCCGGGGATCGCCCTTCTCTCGTCGATGGTCATGCGCTCCCCTCTCAGACTAGCAGCCTACGCTCAGATCTTCCCGGAGTAGGTCTGCGCCTTCGCCACCGACGCCTCGGCGATCGCGATGTCCGCTGCTTTGCTGATCGCCCTGGCGAGGTCCCGAGCGTCCTCTGTCGAGAAGGCGAGCATCGTCACGGCGTTGCGCTTTTCGTCGATCCGCTTCGAGATGTACACGACGACTTCGCCGTTGCGGAATCCCGGCGAGTAGACCGAGACGTTGTAGCCTTCGCGCGAGGTGAACCGCCACCGCATCCGGTCGCCATCGGGTCCCCACGCTTCCCGTAGTCGATTCTCTGCCTCTTCGAGCTGAGTCGTCATGCACTCCCCTCTCAGAATGGACACTCGTCGGTCAGGATCTCGACGACGTCCGCCCACTGTCGGTCGAAGTCTCCCGGCTGGTCGCCTGTCGTCTGCCGGTAGTCGACGCCGAGCAGGTCGTACACCTTTTTCTTCGCCTGCGGCGATAACTGCATCGCCTGCACCCGTGCCGCTCTGGCGTTTTGGTAATACCTCTCCTGGGCACTAGCGAACGCTAGTTCCAACTCTCTCGTCTTCACTTCTCGTTCATCGTAGCGGGGGTGGTCTACGTTGTCAATACACCACTGCCGCCTAGCGTCGAGTTTATCGGCGTTCCACTTGATGAACTGTAGTAGCGGGATCGTTGCCTCGACCAGCCGCTGGATATCGGCGATCCGGTCGCGCTCGGTCTTGATCGTGATCGCCGCCTGCGGTGTGCCGACGGACAGCACCAGCCCTCGCCGGGTCGTCACTGCGCTCCCCTTTCCCGTATGCGGTACAGGCCCTGGTACACGTCCGTCGCGACGGCGATCGCTTCGCTGAGGACCTCGTAGCGCGTCAGGCGAGCATGCCAGAGCCGTTCCTCGTCGGTGACCGGGACACCGTCGCCCAGGTCGCCGAGATTGTCGGCTTCGACCCAGAGCCACTCCGCCCACCGCTCACGGGTCGCCTGGATCTTGTCTCGCATCGGCAGATACTTCCGACGGCGACGGGCTTCGCGTGCGCCTTCGTTCGCAACGTCGGCGAGATCCTGCGCGAGCTCGACGAATGCCCACCCGTCGGGCTCTGTTTTCAGCTTCTCGACGAGGTCGGGGGCGATCATCGTGTCCATACGGCCTCCTCATGCTTGCAGTGCTTGACATGTTTGAAAACGTGTCAAGCGCTTTTCGTCCGGATATATCCGCAGTTTTTGGGGGGTGCTTGACGTTTGACAGTTTTTTTCAGTTCTAGCGCATACGTGTAAAACGTCAAGCACCGCAAGCCTAGACGCTACTCGTCATCCGGCAACCCGAGCAGTGTGCCGGCGACGACGACCATGTCGTTTCTGATCAGGCTGTCGAGAGCGCGGGCGAACTCGATCGAGGTCCACATCCGGCTTCCGCACTGTCCTTGCAGGGCTCGCCGCGTCATCGGCCCGCGCGTCTCGAGGACGTCGAGGATGCGTCGCTCGAGTTTGTGCATCACGCTGACGCCCCATACTCGCATCATGCGACGGACGTTCTCCCATGACCACTCGACGAGGGTGATCGCCGCCTCGAGATGTGGCCGGTCGAGATGTCGCGCACCGTCGGTGATCGCGTACACGGTGGCAATCTTGAGTCCGATCACCTGGTGGCGTTCGCGCATGCTCGCCTCGGCTTCGTCGTGTCCCTTCGACCGGTTGATTCGGTCGTACCACTCTTTGTTGAGCTGCTCGGCCTCTGGCGTCATCGGCATCTTGTACGCGGACCCGAATGCCTCATAGGTCGCGATCGTGCGTCTCAGGGCCTCGTAGAGCCTGACGGCATCGTCGTCGTCGAGGGCCCCCTCGCGTGCGAGCTTGCCGTTCAGGCCGCCGACACCGGGGAGGTAGAGCCACCGGTTCGCGAACCCCGAAAATATGTCCTCGTCCCTGATCATATCGGCGAACCGCCCTGGCTGGCCGGCGGCGATGACCGACACGAACGGTGCCACCGCCCGCGATCCCTTGTCTGCTCTCGCCCGGATGCTGTTCACCTCGAGGACAGGCGGCGTGTCCCAGGACTCGAGCAACGTGTCGAGGACGCCGCCCGCTCCCTTGCGCTGCGCGATCGACAATAGTTTGTTGATCTCCGAGATATAGACGAGCTGGTTCGGCTGTTCGCTGAGCATCGCGATGAGCCCCTCGCCGGAGATCACGTTGCGCGCGAGGTTGTAGAACGGGCTCTCCGCTGTTCGTCTAACCCGTTCACGAATGCCAGGGAGCGAGATCGCCCGCTTGATCGCGGTGTCTTTTTTCGAGCTACCGGACAGCCCGAGCAGAAGGACGAATTGATTTACGAATAGCCCGTCGCCGAAGTCGAGGGAGACCTTACGACCGACCATCGCGCCGACCGTCGCGAGGGCGGAGCCGAGGTGGAACTGTTCCGCCGCCTCGGTCGTCGGGACGGCGATATCACGGTACTCGCGAAACCATCCGTACCAGGCGTCCTCGGGAAACGGCGTGACTGAAAACGACGACTCGAACCGCTCCACCGGGTCGACCTTCGTCGATGACGCGATCCGCGTCCCGACCCGAAGCTTGACCGCCTGCGACTGCCGGACCTCGTCGAAGGTCTTGTCGACCAGGTCGGCGACCGCCGCCGGCACGATATCGCGTAGCCGCATCCACCCGCTGATCGTCGACCCGCCGAGGTGCAGGCGATACGTCCGCTTCACAGTCTTGATTCTGCTGTCGATCTCATTGTCGGCGGCATCGACGCACATCCGCTCCACGAGCGCGAGGCATGATTCCTCGGTGACGCCCGCCTTCGCGGCCTCACCGGCGACGGCGACGGCGAGACTGTTGCGATCGCCCTCGACCCACAGCGGCATGAGGGCCGTCGCGATCCTGTCTGCCTGCGCTTCCTGGAGATCTTTGTCGGTGGCGTTCGGAACGATGCGAAGGTCGGGCTTCCGTCGCGACTGGGCGACTCCGGCGATCGCCACCAGCTGCTCGACCGTGAGCGCGCCGTCGTTCGACCGCAGGAGCCGGACCGGACGCGCGTTGACGCCCTTGAGGTTGAGCGTGCCGGGGACGCGGATCAGGCGGGTCCCGGCGTCGGTGACGGCGGGGTCGGCGAGCCGCATGCCCGCCTCGGTGTTGACCCGCGCGACGATAGCCTTGTATGCCTCTACGATGGCTGGTAGCGCGTCCGGGGACGCATCCGCGATGCGGACTACCGCGACGAGTCCGTGGCCCGTGTGCGCGAGGATGTGAATCGGCAGCCCGACTCGACCGAGCACATCGTCGACGGCCCGGACGTGCGACTCTTCGTACGACAGGATCTCGCCGTCGTCCCACCCGTACACATCGTCGGCGGGTTCGTCGAGGAGGTCGGCGAGGTCGAAGTCGAACGAGAGGAGCCGGGCCGATACCAGGTTGTCGCGGGTGCGACCGCTGCCACGCTGCACGCTGCCGGGACGGTATCCGCCGCCAGCGATGTACCACTGTGACGACTCGACGAGCGGTCGGTCGGGATTCGCGCTCACCGGATAATGCTTGAACGCTCCGCCCGTCGCTTCGACGACGACCAGGTCCTCGCCGTCACGGACATCGAGACCGAACGCCGCTACGGCGTCGCGCACGGTTGCCACTGCATCCTCCTCTGTCGATCCTCTCGCCTATGCCGCGCCCGACCGGAGCCGGGCGCGGGGTAGGGGAGACGATACTACGCCTCGTCGTCCCAGGCGGGCGACGCCTTCGCCTTCGCCTTCGCCTTCGACGCACGACAGCTGACGTACTTCGTGATCACGTTGCCGAGACTGTTTACCTCGCCGTTCGTGTTGAGGACCAGGCGAGAGCCGATGAGCCCGTCGAGGTCGAGCTCCTCGCCGGCCTTGAGGTCGCGACCGAGTGCAGCCTCGATGACCTCGCGAAGCTTCGCCTTCGGCCCGGCCTTGAACCCGAACATGCACGAGAACTGCCCGCCCGCCTGATCGTGGCCGTCGCCGACCTCGAACAGCAACCGGATCATGATCGAGGTCCCCCACTTTTCGGAAGTGAGCTCGAACGGATCGGAGTAGCCGGCGATCGTCACCGGCTTCTCGCCATCCTCGACCTCGTCGATCATCTGCTCGCGGGTGTAGGTCACGGCCTCGATGCCGGCCTTCGTGCGAACGTTGAACGTGTTGGCACCGGCACCGCCGGTCGCGCTGATCGTGAGTCCCATCGTTTTCTCCATACTGTCGATACGCTGCCGTTTACGTTGACGTCGACGCTCTCGCTCTCCTCATGCTCCCCGGTCCCATCGCGGGAACCATCGCGCTATCTCGAACCACCGCAACCGCCGACGTGGTCGGTGCGCATAGAGGTGGTCGGCGAGGTCGTTCCGATAGAGCCGACCACCTCCAGTCATGTCAGTACCCGGTGAGACGACCGGCGGATATCATCGCCGAGCGCGCGAACCAGGTGGCTCCGCGGCTCCCGATGGCCCGCACCCAGTCGCCCTCGATGTGCGCGGTCGTGAACTCGAACGGCTCGGCCCCGTTGGTGCGCAGCCAGTAACGGACGCCGGTCGGCTGCTGCCCGTCCTCGATCGCCGCGCCGTTCTCGACGGCGTTTCGGATCGGCTCCGGCCACACGTCGGAACAGTGCAGACAGAACTGTCCGTCCCAGCGATCCCCGTCCCAGGCGTCGCTGCTACCGCAGCCGAGGCACTTACCAGAGGTGCTCATCGTCGATCTCCTCTACGCCTGCCGGCGCGTTTCGAAGCGGGTGACGAGGTGCGGGTCGACTTTCGAGTAGGCGTCGATGTACGCGAACTTCGCAAGCATCGCCTCGCGCTCGAGCTCCTGCCAGCGGCGACGCGCGGCCTCGACGTCGTCGTGGAGCGCGCTCTGCTTCTCATGCCACCGGACGCGGCGGTCGAACTCGGCGTCGGTCATGAGGCCGATGGTCGCATCGACCTCGGGCTGGTCGTCGCCCATGATCGGCATCGGCACCGGCTTCGAGAAGATGCGGATGAACTGGGTCGCGAACTTGTCGATCATCGTCGGCTCCTCGGTGGTCTAGGCCGGGCGACGTTGCCGCCGCCCGGCTGCAATCGGTCAGACGAGAGCGTAGAACCCGAACGTCCAGGCGGCTTCCTCGGGGGTGCCGTTGGCCATCCGCTCGACAGTCGACTCGAGGTCGTGGGCGCCGAGGGAGAGCAGGCCGCGGACGATGCGCTTCTGCGCGAGCTCGCTGGCGAGCGAGCGGCTGTAGCCCTCGCCGTCGATGTCGACCATGATCGCGTGGGCGATCCGTCCGATGTCGATGCCGTCCATCAGGTTCTCGACAAAGGCGACCATCTTCATGCGCTCGCCGGCCTTGGCGATCATCGTCATCGTGATCTGCTCATCGGTGAGGTACGTCGCGGTCATCGTGTTCGATCCCTTCCAGTTGTGCGAGGTACCGATCGAGGGCCTCGCGTACGAACCATGAGGCGGGCCGTCCCGTCTCGTTCCGTAGTCGTTCCAGCGTCTGGATCTGTCCGCGCCGGATAGTCGCCGTATAGGGTTGCGTGTAGTCGCGTTCGTCGGTGATCGTCTTCGGCCAGGCCATCGGGCTATCTCCCGTTCGTGTGTGCCATCCGCGCTCCTTCGCTTGCCGCTGTCGTCGTCGGTCCGTCCCGACACCACGGATAGTATACGATGCCGGGACGGACGTCAAGCCACGCCGCTAGGCGATCCCGAGCCGACGGCGGCGACCGAGCTCGCGGCGGATCATCGTCGCCTTGCGCTTGCGCGCCTGGTGGTCGTGCATCACGCCGAGGCGAGCCTCCTCGCAGAGCCAGCCGGTGAACTCGGGGTCGTTCCAGGCGGCGACGTCGTCGGCGATGCTGCGGTCGATGTCGGCGAGGCTGGTCATCAGGTAGGCGGTCGAGAGCTTTTCGAGGGACGGGTACGTTGCGTTCTGCGTCTTCACGGGTGCGCTCCTCGGGTGTGAGCCCGGCGGCGATCGCCGCCGGGCGCGTGGTTGATCAGGCGTTGTCGCGCTCGAAGGTCTCGACGACCCGGACGACGGTGTAGCCGGGCCAGAGATCGCCGCCGAGCGTGACCTCGACGACGCGGTAGTCGGCGTCCGCCCAGTCGCCGCCTTGCGACCGAAGGTCGTGAACCACGGTCTCGGCTTCGTCGGCGGTCGCCCAGGTGCAGTCGTCGAGAGAGGTGGTGCAGATCCCGTCGTATGCCCAGCCCTGGGCGTCGCGCGTCTCGATCACGTAGGTCGTCATCTCGCTGGTCCTTTCGCTTTCGTTGCCGCTGTCGGTGCGTCCCGACACACGGATAGTATACGATACCGTGACGGGCGTCAAGCCCCTGCGATCGGAATCGTGATTGATCACGGATATGCAAAGAAACGGCCCGGGGGTCCGATCACCCCGAGGCCGTTTCTTTGTCCTCACGCGTCGCGGCGGTGTCCGCGCTCACACCCGAAGGGAGACGGCTACAGTCTACCAAAAGCGAACGGCCCGGGGGCGCATCCCCGGGCCGTTCGCTTTTTTTGACACCCGCCATACCAACCGCTTCGCAATCGGCATGACGACGGCTCGCTTGCAATCTACTTGAGGGCCGCGCGCCCCGTCAAGCCTTCGAGCGCGTTCTGCGCGAACGAAATCACAGCGATGATGCCAGCCCATGCCGCCGCCATCGCCGCGCGCTTGAGGACATCGACGTCGGGGAGACTGTCGGGTCCGACCATCCCGCTCGTCGAGATCGCAAGGAACACGCCCAGGAACGCCTGCAAGAACGTCCGGATACCACGAATCAACGGATCACGCATCGCCACGCTAGGAACCTCCCGGGGCTTCTCAGGCCCTACTAAACGCGACACGGACGTCCGTGTCGGTGCACCGGATACGCGACCCGCGAGGGGTCACCCACCACCACTCGCCCGCCGTCCCCTGCACCGCCCACGCCACCGCGAAGCCCTCGCCGCCGGGCTTCGCCGGGGCCCGGGTCTCGCGACTGGTGACGTCGGCGTACTCCCGGAACCGCGCACCCTCGCCGGCCCGGACCTCGCGAGCGCATGCGTAGAATCGCGCACCCCCGAGGTCGGCGTCCTTCCCGGCTTCGGCGGGGAACGGTCCCGGATCGACGTAGACCGGAGCGGGCGGGACGACGGGGACGCCGTACCGCTCCCGAACCGCGCGCAGCGCAGCCGCCGCGCACTTGTCGTAGAAGCCGGGGGAGTCGATGATCTTCAGGTCGGCGGTCTGAGTCAGACACCCGTGCTCGACCACGAGACGTGGCGATCGCGCGCGCACTGCGGCGGTGTAGGCCATCATGCCGAGCCGCCACCCCTGCCCACCGACGCCGGTCACGCGCTCGCTCATCACGCCGGGCTCGGTCGTCGATCGCAGTGGGAGCCCGGTCGCTTCGCCGATGTACCTCGACACCAGCCGGGCGAGCGCGACGTCGTCGCCGTTCCTCGCCCAGGTGTCGTCGATCGGCGCGCCACCCGACACCGCCGTCCGGAGGCCGGTGACGTCGGGGACGATCGAGAAAACGCCGCGCGGTCCGCCGCCCTCGAAGTGAAGGTCGAACAGAATCGACGGCCCGCCGATCGACGACATGAGCCGACCGACGCCGCGACCGACGCCGTCGAGGCCACCGGGCGACTGGTCGGGTCGGGTGTCGCCGTCCATCGACTGCCAGTAGTAGACCGTGAACCCGGCGGCCTCGAAGGCACGCTTATACGCCTGCGCGAGCAGAGGCGTGCGCGCCTTCTCCGCAGGGTTGCCGGTGTCGGCGTCGGACCGATGTCCCGCCGTGAGGACGATCGCGGGTAGCGGTTGCGGTGTGCTCATCCATCCCTCCCGGGGCCACTCGTCGAGCAGCCACTCCACGACGCGGACGTACCCCGCCTCGTCGTTGTCGTCTGACGACGGCGCGAACACCGACACGAGGTCGGCGACCGTCACCGTCCTAGCATACGCATAGTTGGGGTCGGTGAGGCGGTCGCGCCACTCTGCGACCCCCGCCGCCCAGGTCGGGAACGTCTGAAAGCCGGAGCCGCCGCGCGGGCGGAGATTGTGGACGTTGCGATTGTCGGCGGTGTTCCGGCGGTAGGATGTCCCGTAGCGCGACTCGTGAAAAGCCATCGCGAGGGCGAGCGCGGAATGCGGTCGCGCGGCTTCCCACGTCGCCGTCGGCTCGGCAGCGAGCGGCGACCCGAACGTCGCTAGCTCGTGCCGCCACGTGTCGAGGGGAACGTCGCCGTATCGTCGCCAGTCACTCACCGGTGTCCTCCTCGGCAACGCTGCGATTTACATGCGGGGCTACGTCTTCGCGGTAGACCCGACGCCGCCACCGCTCGCGCTCCTCGTCGGTCTCCGGGACCTCGCCGAGGCCGCGACAGCGCACACACCAGATCCCGTAGCGGTAGACGTGAACGGCCCCGCGCTCGATCGCGATCCGCCACCCCGAGCCCCCGCACACCTCACACGTCTGCACGGCGCGAGTCCCGCATGAGGAGCTCGATGAGCTGCGACCGGGTCGCCTCGAGCTCCGATCGCAGCGCGGCTTGCTCCTCCATCATCCGCGCCTCGAGGGCTTCGTACCGCGACTGCAGCCGGTCGTACTGTTCGCCGAGCGACTTCATCTCCCGACCGGTGACGAAGTAGCCTTTGTGCGCCGCCCAGATCAGCACGAGCGGGAGCCCGACGAGGTTGAGGGCCGAGATGATCGTGTCCATATCCGCAGGGGTCATGCGCCTTCACTCCGTTGTGTTCGCGCTGAAGGATCGGCGCATGCTGCTAGCCTACTCGACGATGTACTCGATGTAGCCACCCATCACCGTCGCCTGCTGCCCGGTTGTGGTTGTGGAGTAGTCAAGCGCGATGTTCCACGCCGTCGCCGCCGATGCGATCGTAACCGGGTTCGCCGACAGCTCGATGCGGTTGACCGCGACATCGCCCTCGGCGTCGGCGTTGTTGACGGCCTGCGCGCGGCCGATCCCGGTCGCGGTCGTGGTCGTGAGGACGTTCGCCTCGAACTCGCAGTAGAACGAGTTCGCGACACTGTTGGTCTGAGCCGACAGCGCGGGGATCGCGATGATGACGACGTCGGTCGTCCCCTGGCGGAAGGTGATCGTGAGCGTCGCCGCGCCGGAGGTGTTGCCGTAGAAGCCCCACACCTTGCCGCGAACGACCGACCCCGCGGTGAGCGCATACGACCCGCCGGTGATCACGGTCGTCTCGGTCGTGCTCGCGAAGGTGGTCGTCGTCGTGCGCGCGGCGTCAAGGAGCGGAACCGGCTCGCCAGTTTGCTGGTAGAGATTTGTGCCAACGTTTAGGGTTCCGGCCGTTGTCATCGTATCGGTTGTGGCATCGCCAGAGGTGATGTTGCCGTTCACCACGAGGCTGCCGCCAACCGTCGTTGTTTGGCCAGATTGAGAGATTGTCACCGGCACCGCAGACGCCGCGCCAATCTTTAGGAAACCCGTGGTTGCGTCAATTGCGAGTCCCGGCCCGCCTGTTTGCACAATCCGCGCGCCGGACGTGTTGTTGGCCTTTGCTTGGTAGCAGGTTAGATAACCATAACTGCCGGTGCTTGCCGTGTCTACGGTAAATTGAAACGCCTCGCCCGCTGCCTCGTTTGCCGGAATGATCTTGACGTCGCGGTGCGCAAATATCCGAAAATCCGGAAACGAACCGGCAGCGGAAAACGAACGGAAGTCCACGGTCCCGCCCGCGTCCACCTTGAACTCGGCCGCGAGAGACGCGCCGCGGTAGAGCTGAAAGCCACCGAGCGACCCGGAGCCGAGGCTGTTGTCGGTGTTCAGGCGGAACACCGGGCGCGGCGTCGTCGAATCGTAGGTGGCGACCACGTTCCCGGTGACCGACGGGTCGCGCGAGATCGCGATCGTCGGGTTGCCGGAGACGCCGTCGCCGTTGGTTACCGTGATCTGGTTCGTCGTGCCGGTGACCGTGCGAGCGGCGAACGTCGGGGTCGTCGCCGTCTGCGCGACGATGCCGTTGGAGCCGAGTGCGGTGAACGTTCCGGTCGGTCCCGTGGGACCCGTTGCGCCGGTCGCTCCCGCCGCACCGTTCGCGCCTGCAGGTCCCGTCGGTCCGGTCGGTCCCGTCGCTCCGGCACCGCCGCCCGTGAGCGTGCCGGTGACGGTGAGATCCTGCACCGTGAGATCGAGGTCGGTGATCGCCCCACGCTGAAGCCGCCCGACGACGACCGGCTTCCCGTTGAGGGCGATGCAGACGACCTCGTCGTCGACTTGCAGCGTGAACCCGGCGACGCGCGCGTATTCTTCGCTGTCGTTCGCGCTCGCACCGACGCGGCGGATCGTGACGACGCCGGTGCCGACCGCCTTGACGACGGCGCGGAACGGCGCGTACCGCTCGACCCGCTTGTCGATCAGCTTCTCGATCCTCTGATTGAGCGCGTCGAGACTCGTCACAGCACACCCCCCGACGCCGTCGTCACGCGGTTGAGCTCCAGATCGTAGTAGCACGACGCCGGGGTGAGACCGAGAGCCCAGCGGCGAACCCACCATCGCCCGTTGAGCGCGGCAAGCTCACCCGACAGCGCAAGATCGACGACCTCGTGGACGCTGAAGTCCTTGTCGGGGAACACCCGGACTGTCGCCGTCTGGTAGTAGGTCCGGGCCTCGCGCAGGAGCCGGGCCGCGAGCGCATCGACCTCGGTCTGGGTCTGGAGATCGCCGACCCGCTCGATGCGGGTGTACTCGAAGCCGACCGACACCGTCGATGTCGGCGACCCCGGGTCGTCGTTCCGCGCCACCGCGTAGAGCGACGCCTGGGCGGGATCGTCGCGGATGACTATGACCACGTTCACGAGCGTCTGGTCAGTGCTCTGAACGTCGATAGGCGCGAGGAGGTCGCCGTCCCCGATCGTCATCACCGGTTGCGCGTTCGCGAGGTCGATGTAGGGCTTGCTGGTGAGCTTCCCGTCGAGACGGGGGAACAGCGCGTACCAGCCGATAGAGCCGAGGAGGTCGTTGACCTTCTCGAGCCGCGTCGTGCCGATCGGGAAGGTGAGCGCCTTCGGCGTGGTCGCGCTCGTCGTCGGCAGCGAGTAGCGGGTGATCGACGCCTCGCCGATCGTCGCCTCGACCTCGGTGACAATGTTCGTCGAAGCGGGGACGTTGTCGACCGCCGTGTACGCCGACAGCGACAGGAGCCGCGTCAGGTCTTCGACCTCGAACGTCGCCTCGTGTCGCTCGAGGGTGCGGGTCGCCGGAGCCGTGCGCGTGGAGTAGAAGCCGATCGACTTCGTGATCGTCGGCGACCCGTCGTCATACTCGATCGTCAGCGTCGGCGCGAGGAAGTCGGTATAGGCGCGGATGCGATCGGGCTCGGTGATCGAGAAGTACCCGGACATCTTTCCCGACACGCGGTCGGTGTTCAGCTCGACGGAGCCCTCGGTAAGGAACCGGCTCAGATCCTCGAGCCGGTTCCCGTCGATGTCGGTCCTCCACAGCGTGGTCGAGATCGTCCGCGCCACTAGACCACCGCCTCGCTATAGGCTTCCTCGCGGATCGCCACCGACGCGCGCCACCAGGTCGGGACCTGATCGGTGAACGAGAGGTCGGCGATCCGTCCGAAGATCTTCCGCCCGTGGTTATCGCGATAGCAGACCGTGACGTTCGCGACGTCGAGGGTCTCGAGCTCGTCCTTCTTTTGCGTCGCCGTGCTGTAGTCGTCCGGATGCAGCATCGCCTCGAAGGCGATCGTCCGGTACCGCGTTGCGGAGCGGATCGTCTGCGGGTTCGAACCGTCGAGCGGCTGGTAGACCGTCTCGTCGATCACGCGCTGCTCGTCGCGTTCGGCGGTGTAGCGGAGCGCGGCCTGCGTCGTCGATGCCGCCGCGCCGACGGCGGTGAGCATGATCCCGCCGAAGGCGAGCTCGATGCTCGCCGACTCCCGGACCGACTCGATCTCCTCGCCGCTCGTGCTCGAGACCTGCGACACGGCGTACGTGTACTCGACGCCGCTCGCCGGGGTGTAGTCGGTGTAGGTCGTGGTCGTCTGCGCGCTGATCCGGGCGACGATGACCTCGGCAGTGTCCGGCCCGCTCTCTGCGGAGCGGCGGACGATGTACTCGACAAAGCTCGCGTCGCTCGACTGGTCCCACGAGAGCGACACCGCGGTCGCCCACGGGTTCGTGCCGACGGTCTTGATCGCCGACGCGACGACGTTCGTCAGCGTCGCCGGAGGGGTGAACGCGGCGGTGATGTCGACGATACCGGAGGAGCCGGTGAGCGGCGTCGTATCCTCGACCTCGACCACGAGATCGTAGGAGACGCCGTTCAGGATGTATCCCGACGGGATGTTGTGCGACGAGGTGCCGGAGACCGTCCACCCCGAATCGTAGAGCGCGGTCGTGCCGACGTCGGCGTAGAGCCGCACGCGGTACTGCGCCTGGTTCGTCGTCGTCCACGTCACCGTGAGCGCGGACGTCGTCACCGTCGAGCCGTCGGTCGGCGACGACATCGTCACCGTCGGACCGAGTGCGTAGACGAACGTGCCCTCGCTCGACCAGGTGCGCGACCCCGACGACGTCACGCCGCCGGAGTAGGTGGTCCCGTCGAACGCGGAGGCGTCCCACTTGTAGGTCGCGTAGGACGCGAGGTCGGTGCCGGTGGTCTGGTACTCCCACCGCGCGTTCCCCGTCGAGTAGGTCATCGCCCGCGTGAAGAGGACGGTGCCGCCGGAGCTCTTGATCCGTGCCGACACCTCGAGCCCGGTCGCGACCGTGTCGTCGGTGTCGGTCGCCTGACACGTGAGCAGCGGGTAGGACGTGTAGATCGTCGAGGTGCTGGGCGACAGGGAGGACGGGACCGACGGCGCGGCGTTGACGGTGAACGACCGGCGCGGCGTCGAGTAGTTCGACCAGTTGTTCGACGTGTCCCGGCCCCGGATCTCGTACTCGTAGGAGCCGCCCCACGTCAGCGACCCGAACGCCGACTCGGCGGCGGTGATCGTGAACAGGGTCCCCGGCGACGCCGAAGAGGTCACCGTCTTCGTGATCGTGCCGGAGTCCTTGAGGAGGACGCCGAGGCTGTCGTAGAGCTTGATCTGCACCGCGTTCGTCGAGGTGCCGGACTGGTGAGTCCACCGGCCCTGAAAGTCCGGGGTATCGTCTTCGGTCTTCCCGGTCGGGGTGCCGTCGGTCGTCACGTAGCCGAGGCTCGCCGGGGTGAACGCTGTCCACGCGGTGAAGTCGCCCGCCTCGTTGAACTCGTCGTAGAACCGGATGCGCCACTCGTAGGTCGTGCCACGGGTGAGCGTGGAGCCGCCGTAGGCGCGGGCGATCGCGTTGTTCGTTTGCTCGGTGCCGGTCGCCGTGTAGGTCGCGCTCCACCGGTCGGCGGTCGCGCTCCCCTGCGTCCGGACCTCGATCGCGTACTTCGTCATCCGGTCGCCGGTGTCGACCCCGTTCCCGGAGGTCGTGCCGTATGCGCCGTTCAGGTCCTCGAAGTTCGCGACGAACGTCGGCGCGGTGTCGTTGATCGTCCCCGACGGCGACAGGCTGGTCGCGACCTCCGGCTTGACGTTGAGGTATCCCTCCGCCCACACCGTCATGTGACCCTCTGTCGAGGCGGTGTAGGTGCCGAACGGCGCGGGGAGCGACGTCCCGGACTTGTTGTAGAACTGTTCGTTGGTGGCGGAGATCGACGCGGCGACGACCATCGAGTGGTCGGTGTTCGCCGTTGTCGAGAGGATCGCGATCGAGTACAGGCTGCCGGAGGCGAGCTTGATCGCGGTCTGTAGCGGCGACGAATCGGTCACCGACACCGACGCCGTCCGCGAGGTCATGCTCGTCGAGGTCACGGAGATCGACGACGTGTAGCCCAGGCGGGTCGAGGGGTTGTTGCTCGTCGTCCCGTAGAGGCCGAAGCGGACGGTCGAGTTCGTCGAGCCGCTCTTGCGAATCCACCCGCCGAGCGTGTGGACCCACACGTTCTGTGTCGCGCTGTTGAAGACGCACGCGCGGATCGCGGACGTCCCGATGATGCCGTAGGCGGCTTCGGCGGAAGCGGAGTATCTGCCGTAGCGGACAGTAGTGAGGGCCATTAGATCGCACCTCGCAGACCGAGCTCGCGGGAGAACGTCGCGTAGACCTCCTGCGCGACTGTCTTCGGGCTATCGACCCCGGTCACGTTGATGTTGATCGTCGCGTTGATCACCTGCGCGCCACCCATGCCGAGGGCCTGCGCGACAAAGCCTCCCTGTCCACCGCCACTACCGCCGCCGCCGGGGATCGTGCTCCCGCCGCCGATCGTCGGGATGTAGGGGATGTCCACGCCGGGGAGCCTGTTCGCGTTCTCGATCCACCCGTTCACGGTGCGGATGATGCCGTTGATCTTCGTGATGATGTAGTCGCCGATCCCCGATAGCGCACCGTTGAAGGCGGACTTGAGCGCGGCACCGAGTTGCGTGCCGATCGACCGCATGCTCGTCAGGGCGTCCGATCCCGCGCCGGTGACGGAGTCGAGGGCGTCGCTCGCCCCCGCCTTCACCCACTCGTAAAGCTTCCCGCCGAGCCCGCCCATCGCCGAGATTAGCGCGCCCGGGATCGCGGCGATCTGCGGCTTGACGTTGTCCCAGATCTTCGACGCCTGGGTCCCGAGGTACGATGCGCCCGTCTTCGCCCATCCCCACAGCAGCGCACCGAGCGCGCCCATCGCCGTAATGAGCCGTCCGGGGATCTGTCCGATCGTGTCTTTGTGCGCGTCCCAGAGCCCGGAGACTTTGCCGGCGAACCACTTCGCGCCGGTCTTCGCCCACGACCAGAGCAGCGCACCGATCGCGCCTATCCCCGCGACAAATCGCCCGGGGAGTTGTGAGATCGTGTCCTTGTGCGCATCCCAAAGCCCGGAGACTTTTTTCGCGAACCACTTCGCGCCCGTCTCTAACCATCCCCAAAGCAACGCACCGACCGCGCCTATCCCCGCGATAAAGCGTCCCGGGAGTTGCGATATCGTCTGCTTGTGCGCGTCCCAGAGCCCGGCGAGCTTCCCCGCCATCCACTTCGCGCCTGTTTCTAACCATCCCCAGAGGAACGAACCGACGGCCCCTATCCCGGCGACGAACCGCCCCGGGAGTTGCTTGATCGTGTCCCCGTGTTCGTCCCACAGCCCGGCGAGCTTCCCGGCCATCCACGTCGCGCCGGCTTGAATCCATCCCCAGAGCAGGAGCCCGACGTCGTCGATCTTGCTGACAAGGAACCCGGCGACCTCGCCGATCTTGCTCTTGTGGTCATCCCACAGCGTCGCGAGCTTCATCGCGAGGAACGTCGCCCCCGCCTTCGCCCATCCCCACAGGATGCCGCCCAGGTCGTCGATGTAGCCGAGGAGCTTGTACCCGAGCCCCGCGGCTCCGGAGACGAGCGCACCCCAGTCGATCCGGGAGGCGATCCCCTTGATCGCGTCCCACGCGAGCCGGAACGCCTCGAGGGCCGCGATGCTTGCGGCCTCGACGACGTTCTTGAACGCATCCCACGCCGCCGACCAGTCGCCCGCAAACAGCGCGCGAACGAGGGCGACGACCGCGTGGATGTACGTCCCGATCGCGTCGAGAAGCGGCTGGAGGCGGTAAAGGTTGTCCATCGCCCACCGGACCGCCTTCACCACACCGTCGCCGATGAGCTTCACGAACGAGCCTAGCGGCCCCTTGACGCGGTCCCAGAGCGCGACAAGGGCCTGCCGGAGACGATCGATCCCCGTACTCATCTTCGGCAGGGCTGCGCGATAGAGCCCGCCGAGCGTGTCCTTGAACTCTCCGAACTTCGCCTTGAGCCGGTCGAGTCCACCGCCCGGAGCCTTGAACACGTTGAACCATTTCGTGATCTTCGTCTTGATGCCGAACAGATCCCGTGTCCAGATAAAGTAGATCGCCGCGATCGCGGCGACAACGAGGAGGATAGGGCCGAGGCTCGACAGCATCCCGGCGCGCAAAACGTTAAAGAACATCTTGATCTTTGGGAGCAGGGCGATGATGTTCCCGAGCGCACCGGCTGCGAATCCGAAGACAAGGAGCAGCGGCCCGATCGCGGCGGCGATGAGTCCGACGACCACGATCACGGTTTTCATCCGCGTGCTCATGCCGTCGAACCGCTCGATGAGTCGGGAGATAAAGCCGACGAGGCGGGTAACGTAGGGGAGGAGCACCTGCCCGATCGAGGCGGCGGCATCGGTGAGCCGCGCGCGGAGGATCTTCATCTGGTTCGCGAGACTGCCGGACGTGTTCGCGAAGTCGCCCTGCGCGTTCGCGCTCTTTTCGGCGATAAGAGCCTGCCGGGCGAGGACCATGTTTTGCGCGCTGATCTCGCCGTTCGCATCGACGAGGCCGTTCGCCATCGCGTAGGCCTTGACCTCGGCGTCGGATAGCACGATGCCGAAGCGGCGGAGCGGTTCGTACTCGCCGAGGAGCCCCGCGCGGATCGCCTCGAGGGCTTCCGCCGTCGGAACGTTATTGAACGACCCGAGGTCCGCGCCGAGCGCGACGAAGCCGGTCGACATATCGGCGGCGGCGTCGGCGGTGAACCCCATCGCCGTAAATATGTTTCCGAACGTCGACGCGAAGCCTAGGGCTTCGTTCTGCGATAGACCGAACGCCGTTGCCGAGTCCTCCGACCATGCCATCACGCCAGCCGCAGCATCGTCGAACACTACGTTGGTTTTGTTTATCGTCTCGTTCAGGTCGGAGGCGGCGTTGACGGCGAGGGCGAACCCGCCGACGATCGGCGCGGTGACGCGCGTCGTCAGCGTGGTCCCGATGTCCCGGAGTCGGGTCCCGACGGCGTCGAGCTTTCGCCCGACCTCGTCCATCTTCCGGTTGAACCCCGACGTGTCGAGGTCCATCTTGACGCCGAGCGTCGAGATCACGGTTGCCATTAGCGGTACCCTCCGAGCGCGGCGCGGATCTTGTGAGCGAGCTGCTCGGGGGTCGGCTTCGGCTTCTCGTAGTACGGCATGAAGTCCGCCGGCTCGAACGCTTTCGGCTGCTTCTTCGCGTCGCGGTTCACGTTCGCGATCACCGACGCGACGATGCCGGAGCGCAGATCACCGCGCTCCTCACCCCACGGCTCGAGACCGTAGTACTCGCCCCACTCGAGGTACTCTCGCCACGTCATCCGGTCGAGCATCTCCTCTACCGGCATCCCGAGGGCGAGAGCGAGGCGGAACTGGAACCGGCGGTCGGGCCGGTCCCTTATTTTCCCGCGTCGTCGCCCCCGGTGATGCCGCTCACCTCGGCGACCGCCGTCGCCAGCCGGACGATCGGTCCGACCTCGAGCCCCCGGAGATCGTCCGGCCCCGCGAACAGCGCGGCACCGTCTTCGGTCACCGTCGCCGCTGCCACCAGGCGGAACGCGGCCTCGATGTTCTGTGAAAGGTCACGGTCGCCGGAAGCGAAAACTTCCGACATCCCCTGCACCTCGCCCGCCGTCAGCGGTCGGACCAGCACGTCGCCGCCCCACTCCGGGACGGCGACGGCCTTCGTCTTCGAGCGGCGGGTCGCGAAAATAGCCTCGCGCGTGAGTAGCGTCACGGGTTACTCCTCTCGCTGGTCACCGACCGGCGAACGTAGACTAGGCCCAGGTCACCGCGCCGGTTACCTGCAGCGTGAGCGCAGCGGACAGCACGCCTTCGACCGGAGCCGAGAGCTCGAACCCGGTGACGTAGGCGGCGAACGCTGCGGTGTCGTTCGCCGAGCCGACGCCGGTCGGGAGCACGAGCTGGAAGTTGCGCTTCGTCTTGTCGACCATGTCGTCGTAGAGCGATCCGGAGCCGAACCCCTGGGTCGCGTCGCCCTTGAAGTTGATGTCGAACGTGACCTCGCCCGCCTCGATGATCGTCGGGATGTGCTCGCGCCACCCGGCGGAGTCGTGATTCGTCACGTCCTCGGTCGCGAGGGCGAACGCGAAGCCGGAGATGTCCCGGACCTCGGCGATCGTCGTGAACGTCTCGGTCGGCGAGCCGCCGTTGCCGATCTTGAGCAGCGTCCCGAAGGACGAAAGAGCACCACTGGGCATGTCGTTTTCCTCCCGAGCGGGACGCCCCGCTCCTCTAGTCTACTACGGGAGTGCAATCACCCCGAACTTCACCGCGGTGTTCGACGCTTGCAGATAAAGCCGTCCGTCGGTCTGCTGCCACCCGGCGAGCCCGAAGGGGCCGAGGGTGTGGATCGCCCCGGCGGCGATCGACTGGGTCGTGATGTCGCCGGTCCGCCCGTAGGGGTCGGCGACCGACGTGATCGTGTAGGTGTAGGAGCTCGCCCCGGTGTTGTGGACGATGAGGACCTCGCGACCGGTCAGCGCGAACTGCTCGAAGTTGGTCGTGTCCGCCGCCGTCATCGTGACAGCGACCCCGGCGGACGGGTTCGGTCCCGGGCTGTTCGTGCGGGTGAGGGTGACGCGCGGCATGTCTTACTCTCCTGTCTCGAGCGCGGCGATGCGCTCACCGAAGGACGGTTCCTCGACGACGGGCT